GCGCTGACCGCAATGAACCAGATGTTGGATAGCTGGTCGTCTGAACGTCTGTCTGTGTTTTCAACGCAAGACCAGATATTTACTTGGCCTGCTAATACCGCAACACGCACTCTTGGGCCAACGGGTGATTTTGTTGGCAACCGTCCGGTATTGGTGGACGACTCAACGTATTTCCGCGACCCATCAAACAATATCAGCTTTGGCATCAAGCTCATAAACCACTCGCAATACAGCGGCATTGCGGTAAAGACCGTTACCAGCACCTACCCGCAGGTCATGTTTGTAAACATGACAATGTCCAATATAGAAATGACGATTTATCCGGTGCCAACTAAAGCGTTGGATTGGCATATTGTCAGCGTCAACGAGCTGGTCGAACCGGCTACGCTGGCGACCACGTTAGTGGTGCCGCCAGGCTACGTGCGAGCGTTTCGATTCAATCTGGCTTCTGAGATTGCTGCCGAGTTTGGCGTGGAGCCGCCGCCCCAAGTGCAGCGAATTGCCATGTCGAGCAAACGCAACATCAAACGCATCAACAACCCCGACGACGTTATGAGCTTGCCGTATTCCATTGTGGCGACTCGCCAGCGGTTTAATATATTTAGTGGGAATTACTAACATGGCTAATATTGCAATTTCTGCCCTACCCGTTGCAACGACTCAAGCTGGCGCTGATGTTCTGCCAATCGTGCAAGCAACGACCAGCACGACGAAACAATTGTCAGTGACCAATCTGTTTACCAGCCCAACGCTGGTTACGCCTGCACTGGGAACTGTTGCCAGCGGCAATATCAGTGCCTGCACCAGCACCTCGATGGCGTTGACCACGCCTGTAATTGGCGCGGCAACCGGCACCAGTCTTAGCACTACGGGCAACCAAGTTATCAGCAGCACCGGCAAACATGGTTACGCAACAGGTGCTGGTGGAACGGTTACTCAAGCCACCAGCAAAGCAACCGGTGTCACGTTAAGCAAATCAACCGGCCAGATTACGCTAAACAATGCGGCACTTGCCGCAGATACAACGGTCAGTTTTACGTTGACCAACACCGTTATTGAGGCTGGCGACATTTTGATAATGAACCACATCAGCGCAGGCACTGCGGGTTCGTACCTGCTCAATGCCCAATCTGCGGCAGGTACCGCCAGCATTAACATAAGAAATATCACCGCCGGGTCATTAAGCGAAGCAATTGTGATTGCGTTTGCAGTCATCAAAGCAGTCACGGCGTAATTGAAAACGCCCATCCTTGGCGGCAGCTATGTCGCTCGGTCAATCAATGCGGCAGACAACCGCATGGTCAACCTGTTTGCCGAAGCGATACCGGAAGGTAGCGGCGGGAAAGAGGCGGGCTTCCTGTTGCGGTGTCCTGGCTTGCGGTTGCTTGCGACTGTTGGCAGCGGCCCAATTCGCGGCTTGTGGGTAACCAACGGCATTGCCTATGTGGTGTCGGGCAGTGAGTTTTACAGCCTGACGACGAGCTGGACTGCTACCCTACTTGGCACCGTGTCCGGCACCGGCCCGGTTAGCATGGCAGACAACGGCACCCAGATATTTATTGCCTGTAACCCACTGAGTTACATTTACAACACGTCTACGGCGGTGTTCGCCCAAATTACGGATGTGGATTTCCCCGGCGCTGGCTCGGTCGGCTACCTTGATGGTTACTTTGTATTCAACGAACCGGACTCGCAGAAGTTTTGGGTAACCAGCCTGCTGGACGGCACAGCCATAGACCCGTTGGATTTTGCTAGTGCGGAAGGCTATCCCGACGATGTGGTTGCCTTGATCGTAGATCACCGCGAGATATTCCTGTTTGGCAACACCAGCGTTGAGGTTTGGTATGACGCCGGAACGCCGGACTTTCCATTAGCGCGGGTTCAAGGCGCGTTTATGGAAGTGGGCTGCGAGGCTGCGTATTCGGTAGCCAAGCTCGACAACAGTGTGTTCTGGTTGGGTTCGGATGCTCGCGGGCGCGGGATAATTTATCGAGCTAACGGCTACACGCCTGCGCGGATTTCGACCAATGCCGTTGAATACACCATTCAGAGTTACGGCAACATCACCGATGCCATCGGCTACACCTATCAGCAGGACGGGCACCCGTTCTATGTGCTGATATTCCCGTCTGCCGAAGCCACATGGGTTTACGATGTTTCTACGCAGTTGTGGCACGAACGCGCTGGGTTTGAAAACGGACAATTTGTCCGCCACCGCAGCAACTGCCAGATGTCGTTCAACGACGAGATTGTGGTGGGCGACTACGAAGATGGGCGGGTCTATGCTTTTGATCTTGATGTCTATGCCGATGACGACCAGATTCAAAAATGGTTGCGGTCTTGGCGGGCGTTGCCGACAGGTCAAAACAACTTAAAACGCACCGCGCACCATTCGCTGCAACTGGATGCAGAAACGGGTATTGGGCTTAACGCCTATCCTGCTTACGCAGGCGAAGATTTAGCCACCGAATCCGGCAACATTATTGTGGCCGAGTTTGTGCAGGGTTATCTAACCACGCAAGCCGGTGACCAGTTAGTCACTGAGGCCGGTGACGGTAACGAACCGCTGGTGACTCAAGTGCAACCTGCCGAGGATTACAACGGGTATGCGTTGGAAACCGAAGCCTACACTGCGGCGCCGGGTTACGACCCGCAGGTCATGCTGCGCTGGTCAGACGACGCAGGGCATACCTGGTCAAACGAACACTGGAACTCGATGGGTAAGCTGGGGGCTTATGGCACCCGCACCATCTGGCGGCGGCTCGGCATGACCGAAAAAATCCGCGACAGGGTTTATGAGGTGTCCGGCACCGATCCGGTCAAGATCGCCATCATGGGCGCTGAACTGTTTGTTACTCCGACGAGTAGCTAATGGCTACTCTCAACATCACCAACATCCCCGCACCACGGGTGCCGTTCATTGATGAACGCACCGGCCTCATGGCGCGGGAGTGGTATAGGTTCTTTCTTAATCTTTTCGTCCTGACCGGCAGCGGCAACAACCCTATCACGCTTGAAGAACTGCAACTTGGGCCACCAAGCCAGCCTGACCTAGCCGAGCTGCTGATTCAGATCAATCAGAACATCGCCCCGCAGTACGAAGATCAATCGGGCGACTTTTTAAGGACCCTCGACACCGCGCAACTGATGTCGATGATTTCGCAGTTCGCAAATGCAGAAGCGGCTATCCAAGGGGCTTACCTCCAGCCGGTTGTGCAGACCGGCACCATCGCCAGCTACAACCTTGACAGCAGCCCGACAGCGGGTGGCGTGGCCTACGGCACCGGCCCCGCGCTGGCGGTAAGCGCAGCCGGGACACTAGGCCAAGTGCTGACCAGCGGCGGTGCTGGAGCTCCGACATGGGCAACTGATGGCGGTGGAACGGTCACCAGCGTGTCTGTGGTGTCGGCTAACGGACTGGCGGGAACGGTAGCCACGGCGACAACGACTCCGGCGATCACGCTCTCTACGACCATTACCGGCTTGCTGAAGGGCAACGGCACTGCGATCAGCGCAGCCACTAGCGGCACAGACTATGCCCCGGCGACCAGCGGCACCTCGATCCTGTATGGCAACGGGGCTGGCGGGTTCAGCAACGTCACCATTGGCACCGGCGTTGCCTTTTCTGGTGGCACGTTGTCGGCAACCGGCTCGGGCGGCACCGTAACGAGCGTGACCGGAACGGCACCTGTTGTGTCGTCTGGTGGTGCTACGCCAGCAATCTCAATGGCCGCTGCAACAACGAGCGTGAACGGTTACTTGACCAGCACTGACTGGACGACCTTTAACAACAAGCAAGCCGCGCTGGTCAGCGGCACTAACATTAAGACGGTCAACGGCACCACGTTGCTTGGCGCTGGCGATCTTGGCACGATCACCTACGCTTATGGCGGCACCGGACTAACCTCTTACACCGCAGGCGACATAATCTACGCCAGCGCCGCTAACACGGTCGCCAAACTTGCCATAGGCACCAGTGGGCAGCGGCTTGTGGTTGCCGCTGGTCTGCCAAGCTGGGCGACCGATACAACGACTGGAACCGTGACCAGCGTGGCAGCATCTGTTCCTGCATTTTTGTCAATTTCTGGCTCGCCCATTACCACTAGCGGCACTTTGGCAATTACCTTATCAGGAACAGCACTGCCAGTTCTTAACGGTGGGACAGGCGTTACCACAAGCACAGGTACCGGCAACACGGTGTTGTCTGCTGCGCCAACGCTGTCTGGTGACGTTAACTTTTCCACAGGCAACCTAGTCATCGGCACATCTGGCAAAGGCATTGACTTTTCTATTACCAGTTCAGGCACTGGCACGATGACCAGCGAGTTGCTAGCTGACTATGAAGAAGGTACTTGGACGCCAGCACGAGGTGCTGGTTTAACACTTGTTGGTGCTTTTAGTTCTGCTGGTCGTTATACAAAAGTTGGGCGTTTAGTCACAGTAAACTTTTCTGTGTCTGGTGCAACTAGCGTAGCTGCCGCAGTAGGGAATGAAATTACGACAAATCTCCCGTTCACTATTGGTGGAGTACTCCCCACAGGCATAGCTACAAATGCAGCCCCCTCTGCATCAGTTGGTGTTTTATCCACCGGCACAATTGTATATTCTGCTGGAACTATAGCCGCAACCGGGACAATTTACGTCTCAATGCAATACACTGTTTAAGGAGTAGAACATGGCACTAACTAAAGTAACTAATTCCTTGATTAGCGGTGCGCCGATCAACGTGTTGGACTATGGTGCTGATCCAACTGGTGTTGCTGATTCTTTAGCGGCGTTTAACGCAGCATTAACTGCTGGCAATTATGTTGTCGTGCCAATTGGTACTTACAAAGTAACGGGAACAATTAACATTGTTGCTGGCAAAGCGTTTGTCGGTTTTGGTGTTTCTGGTCAGGCTGGGTTTAACGACAGACCAAAAATTGTTCCAACTGCTGCTGTTACTGGATGTGTTTTAGAGGTAGAAGGAACGCGCAATTGGATTCAAGGCATTTTTATAGATGGCACGGCAACTACCGGCGTGATTGGGTTGCGTGTTGGTAATGTTGCTTTGGCAAACCTTGCTTATTTTGTTTATGTTGAATCAAACAATTTTCTTGGTTCTGGTGGCAAAGGGTTGCAGATTATTAACACTGTCGGAACTAATTTTACTGATTGTAGATTTAATATAAACCAAGAATGTGTGGACATTGGAACCTTATCTACAGGCGGCACCCCAACCACTACAACTTTTAACCAATGCCAATTTAGAGAAGCGGTCGGCACAGGCGTAAATGTTCGCACTAGCTTTCAACTTGTTTTTAACGAATGTTTGTGGGAAGCCAATGCCCAAGCTGGGTTAAACATTGACGGTTCTGGTGGGCGGGTTTGTGTTGGCGTTACTACAAATGGTGGCTGGTGTGAAGGCAACTGGAGTAGTTTATCTGGCGCACCACTGTTTGCTGAAGCACATTTTAATTTTCTAGGTGTTGGCGGTGATGTGGAAAATGTTACTGTTAATGGAACTTATTTTAGCGGCGACGCAACAAGCGAAAGAGCCATTAAAGCCAATACCATTTATGACTTATTAATTAGCGCCCCCATCACTTCCACAACTGGCGGCGTGGGAATGATTCAAACTACTGCTTGCACTGGTTGGATTGAAAATTGGCGCAATACCAATTCAACTGCTTGGACTAACACTGGCGGGTCAATGGAGAATTTGTCAGCTATTCTTACTGAATGGACAAATTGGACACCCACATTTACAACAGGAACAATGACTTTTACCGGGGTAACAATCACAACGGCAAGGTACAAACAAAACGGAAAAACACTTATATTTGAGTTAGAGGTGTCTGGAACAATTGGTGGAACTCCAGGATCAAACATAGGGATAACACTGCCAGCGGGAAATACAAGTAGAAACACTAGCTTCTTACTTTCCTATCTGTTTGATAACGCTGCGGCAACAACTGGATATATGCGGTTTGATGGGACAGGTATTTTTGCACTTTATAGATTAAATTCCGCAAATTTTACCGCTGGTGCATTTAGTTTTACTGGCTCATTTACAATAGAAATTGATTAAGAAACAATTATAGTGTGATTGTTAAACCAAAGCCCAAGTGGATTCTTGGGTCATACAAGGAGAGCATCATGTTAGAAAAAGTTGTATCAGTTGATCTGATTGAAGTAATCGAAAGCGGCGCTTTGCAAGTACGCACCAAGACCGCCATCTTGGAGGACGGCAAGCAGATCAGTGGCACGTTCCACCGCCACGTTGTTGCCCCCGGCGATGACTATGCTGGCGAAGATGCCCGTGTGCAAGCCATCTGTGCAGCAGTGCATACGGATGAAGTAATTGCGGCACAAACTAAGGATCCAATATGAGCAGCGTAAATCTCTCAGCATTTGGTGGTGTCGGCTGGCAATTCTTCGACAACAACGGTGTGCCGCTTGCCGGTGGTCTGATCTACACCTATGAAGCTGGCACCACGACACCACAGGCGACCTACACCACCAGCGCGGGAACGGTAGCGCACACCAACCCGATTGTGTTGAATTCCGCAGGGCGCGTGCCGGGTGGTGAGATTTGGTTGCTGTTCGCCAACTACAAGTTTATTTTGCAAACCTCGGCAGCGGTGTTGATTGCTACTTACGACAACGTAACCAGCGGCGCGGGCATAACTACTATTGCCAACTTTACCGGTGACGGCACCACGGTCAGTTTTAACTTGGGCAATGCAACCAACGAAAACAATACAAACGTCTATATTAACGGTGTCTACCAGCAGAAAAACACTTACGCGCTCAGTGGGTCAAATTTGGTGTTTTCAGAAGCCCCGCCGGATACATCTTCAATTGAAGTCAGCTTTACTTAGCAGGAGCCACCATGACAGTTACCGTAAAAGTTCTTATCCCCGCCAAGACCGCAGAGGCCAGTCAGACCACGCAATACACAGCGACGAACGTCACCACAATCATTGACAAGTTCACGGCGACCAACTACAGCGCAACGGCGGCAACGCTCAGTGTGAATCTGGTCACTGCTGCTGACACGGCGGGCAACCAGAACTTGATTACCAAGACCAAGACGCTGGCGGCCAGCGAGGTATATACTTTCCCTGAGCTTGTCGGCCAGGTGCTGATGGCAAGCGGGTTTATCTCCACCATCGCAGGCACGGCAACGGCGATCAACATTCGCGCTTCAGGGCGGGAGGTTAGCTAGTGCGGCACTTTTGTAAAATAGCGGGCAACATAGATGTTATTCCGTCATTGCGTGAACTGGCGGTAAATAGCCATTTATGGAACCAAAACCCGCTACGCACTACGCATCCCAATAGCCCGCATACTCAAGTTGACGATATATGGCTCTGGTTTAACAAGTTACAGCAGGACGTAGCAACGACGATTGACGACATACAAACTTACCCTTACCCAGCTTGGCAAAGCCTGTTAGGGCTGCGCGGGATTGTATTGGATTTAATACGCCGTGTAGACGGTGTTCAATTGGGCCGGTGCATGGTAACTCGTATGCGCCCCGGCGCCACGATAACGCCGCACAAGGACGAAGGCACACCGGCTACGTTTTACACTCGGTACCAAATAGTTCTACAAAATCTTCCCGGTTCGTTATTTACTATAGGGGATGAAACGGTAAGTTTTCAATCTGGCGATATTTGGTGGATCAACAATCGAGAAACGCATTCAGTAATAAATAACAGCGGCGAAGATCGGCTTGTGTGTATTGTAGATATTAAAAGCGCGTAATGATAACGGCGCAAATTGAACCTTGGCAATCGTTTATACACGAAGCTCAACCGCTTCTTCCGTTGCACTGGGAGGAGTTAGCGTTAAACAAGGACAAAGTTCCGTTAGACCCGCAATACGATGTATACGCGGCTAGAGACACGGCGGGGCAAGTGCTAGTAGTAACTTTGCGTCAAGAAGGTGAATTAGTAGGTTACTTTATAGGCTTTATAGCGCCGGGTTTGCACTATAAAACTTGTCTTACTTTAACAATGGATATTTTTTGGACGCACCCTTCAATACGTAACGGCTTTGCGGGCGTTAAACTTTTTAGGCTTGTTGAAAAAGAAGCTAAACGCAGAGGTGTGCAACGTATGTTCTTCGGGTCTAAACTGCACAAAGACGCATCTAAGTTATTTGAATTTTTAAAAATGCAGGCTACGGAAGTTTATTATTCTAAGTGGCTAGGAGATTGATATGGTTGCAGCCGCAATTATAGGTAGCACAGTAGTAGGTGGCTTAATTTCCGCAGACGCGTCAAGCGACGCAGCCGACACCGCAGCGCAAGCATCGGGGCAAGCATCTGCCGCGTCCATCGCAGAGCAGCGCCGACAGTATGACCTTAACCGCGCTGATTACGCGCCGTACATTACGTCCGGGCAAAGCGCGGTCAACCAGCTTGCTGCTGGTTTAGCGCCAGGTGGACGGTTTGCATCTGCCACACCATTTGATTTCCAATACGACCAAAACACTGATCCCGGTTACGGGTTTAGATTTGACCAAGGAATGCGCGGCGTGAACGCTTCAATGGCTGCCAAAGGTATGGGCATATCCGGTGCAGGTATCAAGGGCGCAACTGAGTTTGGTCAAGGCATGGGCAGCCAAGAATACAACAACGCCTTTAACCGCTACGTGACCGGCTTTAACGCTAATACGGGAGAGCGTAACCAGCTCTACAACCGATATGCGGGCGTAGCGGGAACAGGTCAAACGGCGGTTAATCAGATTGGCACACAAGGCGCGAACATGGCGAGTAACATCGGCAACGCCTACATGACCAGCGCAGCCAACACCGGCAACGCAGCGCTGGCAGCAGCGGGTCAGCGTACTTCAGCGTTTGGCGGCGCGGCTAACGCGTTAGGCCGGATGTATGGGAACCGAGGGTTCTCAAACCCGTTTGGTGGTGGTGGTGGTGGCGGTGGCGGTGGCGGCGGTGACGGTGGTGGTTACTATCAACCAGAAGATCAAGACTTTTTTAATATGTATGCACCTCCTTCCTATCAGGTGACCTAAATCATGGCTGAACTTAACTTTGGACTACTGAACCCGCCCGGCTCGCAGAGCATAGGCAACGCGTTCGTGCAGGGCATGGATCAAGCAGCGGCGGCTAGGGCGCAGGAGAACCAGAACGCGCTGGCTCAGTACACCTTAAGCAAAGCAAAGCGGGAGGATGAACTGAACACTCAGTTGTTGGGTGATTTGCGAAACGCGACTACAAACGATGAAATATATCGTGCGTATCAACGGGCGGGTAAGGGTGACGTAGCGTCCAGGCTACGTGGAGAAGGACTAACGCAAGACAAAACTCGGTTAGAAATAGCTGGGCTGCCATTAACACAAGCAAAAACAAAAGCGGACACGGCCATACTTCACGGCAACATTATGGAACGCGAAGCAAACGCAGTGGTTGCAAACCCCACTTCCGCAAGGGCAATGCAAGCGGTAGTTAATTTTGGTAAAGCTACGGGGCAAGACGTAACGCAAGAATTAAAAACGTTAACCGAATTAGGCGATGACCCGAATAAAATTGCTGCTTGGGCTAGAGGCCACGCACTTAAAGGCAAAGACCTTGCCGCGTTTAGTACGCCCAAACCTACGCCTACTAACGTAGGCAATAAAATTGTATTCTTGGATATGAACCCCAATAGCCCTACGTTTAAAAGCGAAGTAATACCTTCGCAAAACATAGGCGTTTCACCAAACACTCAAGCCACATTAGCCCAAGCACAGCAGCATTTTAATGGGTTATCTGCGTATCAAAAAGAACAACTTCGCGTTCAAGGAAAACAATTTGACTCTGATCGAGGCGTAATTGTTGATGTAAAAAATGGCACATTTGAACCTGTTTATTCTTATCCTAGTTCAACACCAGCCGCACCCGATGCAATTCCAACCGCGCCAAGCGCAGCACCTGCCGGTACTCCACCTCTGCAATTGAATGTTACGCCGGGTATGGCACCTTCATCTGCTTCTAATATGCAAATACCACAAGCCATCGCTGGAGCGCGTGTGCCTCAAGCATTGCAAAAAGTAATGGATAACGACAAATTAGCAATACTATTAAAGGAACGGGAAAATCAAGTATTTTTAGGTAGGTTAGACCCTGCGCTTGATAGGGAAATAGCAAATTTGCAAGGCA